TGATTGGCGCGGATAAGGTTCCGTTGCCGGTCAACCCCACAGATGAAGACTTGGACAACATCTATGGCAAGCTCGGCCGACCGGAGACGGCGGAGGGATATGAGATTGCTGTCGATGGCAACGTAGTGACAGAAGATATTGCAAAGTCTTACGCTGATATAGCGCACAAGTTGCGCCTAACACCAAACCAAGCCAGTGGAATACTGGAGTATTACAAGGGCATGGCAAGCAGCGCGTCTGAAATGTCGGTCGAGGCTGAGACACAGCAGCGCAGCCAGACCGAGATGTCGCTTCGCAAGGAGTGGGGCGATGACTTTGATGCCCGCATTGAGGATGCTGGGAAAATTGCACAGCAGTTTGGCGGTGGTGAGTTGCTTGAGATGAAGCTGGCAGATGGCACGAAAGTCGGGAATCATCCTGATTTTATTAAGGCATTTGCAAAAATGGCTGAGTTCAGGCAAAGTGTGACCAGTGAAGACACGGTATCTGATGCTCCTAGCAGCAGCATGATGACCCGTCAGTCAGCGCAGCAAGAGATTGATGCGATTATGAATGACAAGTCACATGCGTATTGGGACCGTAAGAACGTGGTTGGTCGCCAAGCGGCCATTGAGCGTGTACAAGATTTGATGGGCGTTCTGCATGGAACAGGATGATTTGGTCCATGTGCGCCTTGAGTGTTTACGTTACGCGATTGAGTTTGGAACCGCGCGTGATGTAGTCGAACCGGCCCGACTCGCAGATAAATACTACGAGTGGGTCATGCAGGGTAGCGAGGAAACTCGTCCTGCCGACAACCGGAAAGACGGTGGCCGCAAGCAGGCTCGAAAAGCTAGGAGTGTCCGAGAGGGTAGCACACCGGAATCTAGTGCAACCATGACGTAGAAGGAGAGACAGGATGTCTACTCAAGTCACTACGGCATTTGTACAACAGTATTCTGCGAATGTGCAGATGCTTGCACAGCAGATGGGTTCCCGTCTGCGTGATACTGTGCGCATCGAGAATGTTGTTGGTAAAAATGCCTTTATCGACCAAGTTGGTGTAGCGACCGCGCAACTGCGGACTACTCGCCACGCCGACACCCCTCAGATGGATACGCCACATGCGCGTCGTCGCCTGAGCCTCGCATCGTATGAGTACGCTGACCTTATCGACGACCAAGACAAGGTTCGTATGCTCATCGACCCAACCTCGTCCTACGCTCAGGCAGCAGCCGCTGCTATGGGTCGTGCCATGGACGATGTTATCATCACTGCATTTGACGCTGCTGCCAACACTGGCGAAACCGGCTCGACCTCGACTTCGTTCGATTCGGGCCAGGATGTTGCAGTTTCTGTCGGTGGTAGTGACACCAACATGAACCTGACCAAGCTGCGCGAAGCCAAGCGTCTGCTGGATGCGGCTGATGTTGACCCTTCGATTCCTCGCTACATCGTAATGGGTCCAAGCCAAATTCATGCACTGCTTGCTGACACCAGCGTCACCTCTGCCGACTTCAACACTGTGAAGGCTCTGGTCCAGGGTGAAATCAATCAGTTCATGGGCTTCAACTTCATCATGTCGAACCGCCTGTCGGTTGATGCCAACAACGTCCGTACTTGCTTTGCTTGGGCAGAGGAAGGCGTTGCGCTGGGCATCGGCAAAGACGTGTCGGCTCGTATTGATGAGCGTGCAGACAAGGGTTACGCAACCCAGGTCTACTACTGCATGGACATCGGCGCTACACGGATGCAAGAGAACATGGTTGTTCGCATCAAGTGTGACGAAGATGACCTTGACGGCCAAGCTTAAGGGAGATTGAGAGATGACGACAAAAAACTCTGACCTCATTGCCAACCTTGAGGCACTCCCGCAAGTTGCTAACAACGCATCTGAGCTTGGCGGTCGTATCCGCATTGCTCAGGGCAACGTGGCACTTGCCGCTGGTGACAGCACCGATGACGACATCGTAATGCTGGCACCTGTACCAACCCATGCGACCCTTGTGTCCGTCCGCGTAGGTTCTGACAACCTTGGCGGCAGCTGCACCTACAACGTTGGTTTCTACACCAACGACGGTGTGGTTGTGGACGAAGACGCGCTGGCAACCAGTGTTGCCGACGCGGCTGGTGTGGCCGAGCTTCGCTATGAAGTTCTGGACCTGAACACCACCGGTCAGCAAGTTTGGGAGCTTGCAGGGCAAAGCTCTGACCCAAGCGACGTGTACTACATCGCTGCAACGTTCAATGCTACCGGCGGTTCCGCTGGTGACATGGCGTTCATCGTTGAGTACGTCGTAGACTAACCAGTTAAGGGGGGCGGCTTGACACCGCCCTCCTTTCACTCCTGCTCCGGAGGATAGACGGGTGGAGTACAACAGGGACTTCCGGTACGACCTCAAGGTAGGTCAAATGGCGGAAAGTTGGCTTGCTGACGTACTGCAAAACCGAACTATCGAAATAAAGAGAGACTTCAAGGCTTCACGAACCGGCAGGGTGTTTGTGGAGTTTTTTTCTAGGGGGAAGCCGTCAGGCATAGACACGACCGAAGCAGACTTCTGGGCATTTATTATTGACGGCGAAACTGTGGTAATATTGCCCACGGCACGGCTCAAAGAGCTTGTGCAGGAAGCCAAGGACGAAGGCAAGATTTGGAAGGGCGGAGACTCTAATACGAGCCAAGGCGTCCTCATAGATTTGGAAAGGTTAGTAAAGTAATGCCATCCGTAGTGGACATCTGTAACGAGGCAATGGACCTGTTGGGTGCAGCTACGATTACTGCGCTCACCGAAAACTCAAAAGAAGCAAGACTGTGTAACCGTCGGTTTGAAACTGTCAGAGATGGCGTCTTGCGCTCCCACCCTTGGAATGTAGCAATCACGCGGGCATCGCTAGCAAAGGACTCTGAAACACCGGCCTTTGGCTTTGCCAACCAGTTTACGCTGCCGACTGACCCGTACTGCTTGCGGGTGTTATCCTTCTGGAACAGCAACATCGACAGTGACGTGGCTCCGTATGACAGCGAGGTCATGTTTAAGATTGAGGGCCGCAAGGTTCTTAGCAACGAAGGCACTTGTAAGATTACTTACTTGGCCCGCATCACGGACACAGAGACTTACGACTCTCTGCTTTCCAGCACCATTGCTCACAAGCTGGCGGCTGAGACTGCCTACGCAATCACGGGCAGCACGACTGTGAGCCAGTCCATGCAGCAGCTATACGAGTTGCGGATGCGTGAGGCACGGTCCATTGACGCTATGGAAGGTGTGCCGGACAAAATGATTGCAGACGACTTTGTGAACATCAGGTTCTGATATGGCCCGTGTTTCAACTATTGTCACAAACTTTCAAGCGGGTGAGTTCTCTCCGCGCCTTGAGGGCCGCATTGATTTGCAAAAGTATGCCTCTGGCGCACAGAAGCTGGAGAACATGCTTATCTTCCCGCAGGGCGGCATCACCCGCAGGCCAGGAACCAAGTACGCTGGCACGTCAAAAGACGGTGGCAAGGTCCGACTCATCGACTTCCAGTTTAGTGACGAACAGGCGTATGTCCTTGAATTTGGGGCGAATTATATCCGCTTTTTCAAAGATGGCGGGATACTGACCGAGGCCACGGAAACCATCAGTGGCGCAACGCAAGCCAACCCTGTTGTTCTTACGATTACTGGCCACAGCCTGAGCAACGGCGACCGCATCTTTGTGAAAGATGTTGGCGGCATGGTGGAGTTGAATAACCGTGAATTTACGGTGGCCAACGCCACGACCAACACCATTGAATTGTCCGGCATCGACGGGTCCGCGTTCACGGCCTACACCAGCGGCGGCACCTCTGGCAAGATTGTTGAAGTCGCTACCACATACTCAGTCACAGAAGTGTTTGAACTAAACCACGTTCAGTCTGCCGACGTGCTGTACCTTGCGCACAAAGACCATGAGCCAGCAAAGCTGACCCGCACCACAGCTACCAGCTTTACGCTTTCGGATATTGCGTTTGTCGATGGCCCGTACCTAGACGAGAACACCACCGCAACTGCGCTATATGCGTCCGCTGCGACAGGTAGCGTAACAATTACGGCATCAGCCGCGTTGTTCACAGCCGACGATGTTGGTCGGTATATCCGGTTCCGTGAGGTGCTTGAGATTGAA